ATTTTAGAATCACTAGAAGCCGCGGCCATGTTTTTAGATATTTCTCCGAGTTCTCTCATTTTTTCTACATCAAACTTAGAAAGCGCATCGCCCAACTTCAAAACCCCAGATGCCATCTTATCGAGAGCTTCCGCCCCCATTGACAAGGCCTCTGAAAGAGGTATAAGTACAAATGATAACGCCATCAATGACATTAACATCATTGCAAATCCTAATAATATAAGAGGATTAGCAAACATTAGTCCAGCTAAAGCTAATCCTAACAATGCTGGAATTAGGTCTAATAAACCCATAGCAATTCCTGCAATATTAGAAACATCAACACCTTGTATTTTTTGAAGTGCTGTCGCTAACATTAACATAGCCCCCCCAAACATAAGCAGTCCAAACGCCACAGAGACTAAAATTCCAATACCAATCAGAAGTGCTACTCCAAGTAACGGATTCATAAATAAAAACCCTAACCCCATCAATCCAAATATAACAGCGGTTAAGACAACAATACCCGCCAATACTTTACCCCAATCTACTCCAGACATTATAAGAGCTGCAATAGAAAATGGTATAAGCGCGGCACCCATCACAAGCATTGCTAGAGACATTTTCATGACACTATCCATTTTAATACCCTTCGCAGCTTTAGACATAATACTAAAACTAAAAGCGAGCCCCACAATAGCTGCAGCCATAGCCAACAGAATAAGAGGGTCTCCGCCCATTGCGCCAAATGCAGCTGCAATAAGAGCTAACGAGCCGCCAACCATAAGAAGTGTTAATGCAAATGTGGCAGCACCTTTTAATATTTGCCCTGAATTTTTACCAAAACTCTTCAACCCAGCAGCTAAATTCTGCATAAACTGTCTAAGTCCAGTTCCAGCTGAAACTTTCTTTGTTTTCTGAGCCGTATCAGCAATAACCGAAGCACCTCCTGTTTTTGCTCCTTTTTCTATAAATGTACTTTTCGCCCCTGCTCCAATTTTACCCATAAGGCCTCCACTGCCAAGACTGCTAATACCCTTCGCCAAACCTGATACACCAGAGGCTATTTTACCTATTGCCTTGCTTTTTGCTAAAAGTAATAATGCAACAGTTAAACCACCTATCCACATTCCGACATCAGTTTTCAACACACTTGTTAATTGTTGTACAACCCAGCCAAGCGCTTCAAGAACAGGTTGAAATATGGTAAATAAATTTATTAAACTTTCTGTGAAAGCTTTTAAACTTTGTTTAAAATCTGTATTTTCTCTAGCTTGGTCTTCTAACCTCTTAGCTTCTACCTCTTGCTCATCCATAGCGGACTTGATTTGCGTATCAGTAAGATTTTGTAAGTCAGAAATACTCTTAGCTCCAAACATATTATCTCCTTTGATAACCCATTCGCCTTTTTCTGTGTCAAATTCCATAGCATCTGAAATTTGAGCCTTCACAGCATCAGGGTCTAAACCATCAATGTTAAACATCTCTTCTGGGAAGGCACTTAATTTTTTATTATCCTCTGCATTTTTTTGAATCATTTTCTGGAGAGAATCTAATTCCATTCCTGTTGCCTCTGAAACTATTTGTAATCTATCAATATCAACAGCATCAAATTCATATTGACCTGTCTCTTTATTAAATCTTCCAACATCCTCGCCCATAGAGGTTAATATTTTACCAAGTTCCTCAGGACCTTTTCTAGCTGAGGCTAATAAATCCATTGGATTTATATTTGCAAATGAACCGCCTGCAAGTTGTAATTCAGCAGCCATTTCCATAGCACCCTCTATTTGACGAGCTTTCTTAGCTACATTAAATATTTCATCAACCTCGAATCTTAATCTCTCGGCCATTGCCGTCATCTTAGCTAAACTTTCTACGCCACCAGTAAAACCAAATGTACGCATTTTCTCTAAATTTCTAGAAAGACTTTCAATCACCTTTTTAGTTGAAACTCCGAATCTCTTAGCTTCAACATTTGCACCTGCCATAGCATCTTTCACATCTTTAGAAGAGGCTCCAGCACGCATCATTTCACCCGCTATTATTGTAACAGACTCAGATGATGCACCAGTCGCCTTGCTAATAGCAACAAAATCTTCGGCAGCTCCAGCAATCAAATCAAAATCAACACTTCTAAGCTCGTCGCTCAATCTTTCCATCATATCCCCAGTTTGCTCAACAGTCATTCCAAACTCAGCTGATTTAACCGTAAGCTCTGTCATCTTAGCCGCGTTGTTTACCATATCAATACCCGTGTTCTGCTGAACCTTATGGAGCATTGTATCAAACTCAAACATTTTATCTATAATTTGTTTTTGCAAATTTTTTCCGATTGCTTTAAGTCCTTTTCCGAGACTAAACACTGATTTGTTAGTCTCTTGCATATTTTGTTCAAACTCCTTAGATTTTCCAACCAGGTCAGTATAATCTCTCATTTGCTCTCCGAGAGCAGTATTCTGTTGGTCAATAGCAGCTAATATTTGTTCTCTTTCAATTGATGATACTTTTTCAAGCAGTGCTGGCATTTCTCTATTTTTAAGAGCTATTGCTGTCTTCGCACGCAATTCATCATCTATGATAGATTTAAGTCCCTCGTGGTCTTCTAATATATCTTCTAATGCTTTTTTATTAAGGTCATTCTGTTCTGCAATATCCTCATAGCCAATTTTAATTTTATTAACTATCTCTTCATTTTCTCCCAAAGAAATTCCCTGTGTAGTTAATTCATTCTTAATCGCCTCCATTGAACCTGTGGTCATTTGGGCTGCTTGGTATAACTTTTGCATTTGAGCGTCGCTAATAGAATCCATAGCACCCCCAATACTCTCTTTCATTCTATCTGCTATACTTAGAGCTCCAGCATCAATAGCTTTTAATTGTGTATCATATTTTTGAGCAAAATTATCATATGCATCTCCAAGACCTTGGTTTATTTCCTTGGCAGCGCTAGCAATTTCTCCTTTTAATTGCTGCCACATTCCTATTTGGTCTTGAATATCTTGAGGAGTTTTTGCAACTTTATCAAAAAATTCTGAGCCAGACACGTCCGTAAACAATGAGGTTATACTATTAAAATTCGCCTCGAATGCCGCGGTTGCCTTGGTTATGCCCTGTTGAGTAGTCAACAACTTCTTTGCTGCTGTTGAAGCTCTTTCATAAGCACCTGGGTCTATTTTTCCGTCTGCCATATAATAAAAATGTTTTCTTATAAATAATAAAGAAAATTTTTTTATTATAAAGTAAAAAAGGTTCGAAATTTTCGAACCTTTTTAAAGTAAATATAAAGATAGAGAATTAAAATTTATTTTGCACCACTCTTCAACCAGTCAAGACCTTCTTTGTTACCCATTGTACCTAACTTGGCATTAAGATAATTAATAGTAAACTGTGTATTTTCATTTCCTCCATTATTTGCAATAACACCATCTACCCATGCGGTCTTAGCAAACATTTCAGTACCCTCTTTATTACCTACGGTGCCCATAGTAGCATCACGGTAATCTAAAGTTGATTTAAGATTGCCAAGCCCATTATATTTTGAGCTTTGCCCGTCCATCGCTCCCATTAGTCCTGCTTCTCTACTTGTAAATATTGGTAATGGCCCTGAGTTATGAGTCATCATAACATAAATCCCAAGAAAAAACATGCATACTGCAATTAAAATTGGAACTAACATTGCTAACCCCGCAGCGTTAAACGCTTCATCCGACGTGTATCCTAAACCTTGAAATGTGGATTCAGCCCATTTTATAATGTCATTGTGATAAATACAAGCTATTAATCCTATTGCTGATAATACTAAACCTTTTAAAAATCTCATAATTTTATAATTTTATAATTTTAATTCCTAACTCTATATTCTATTACGAAAATTAAAATTTTTTGTTGCAGATTTTCTAAGATTTGTTTCCACCCCCAGAGTCAGGAGTTGGCATATTCCTGTATTGGGTAGGTATACAACCGTACATTGTTATTGTAAACGGTGAAGCAAACGGTGGAACAGTAGGGTTTTCTGGATAGTGAGGGTTAAATGGCCATACTGGCGTTTTATCAATTTCTCTCTCAATTATTTTCTCAATAATCTCTTCATTCAAATCAACCTCTTTTGATTTTTCTGTTATCTCATCTACAATTTCTTCAATAGGTTTAGTTTCTTTGTTAACACCTGCCAAATATCCCTGTAGCCAAAATATAAATTCTTTCGCGTTCATAAAAATTTTTTTACAAATATACAATTTATTAATCTATATATCAAATTATTACTGTTTAAGTTTCCCAGACTTTTTCAATTTTTCTTTCTCAGCATATTGCTTAGCCAATTCATCTTCTGTTGATGTTCCCTGTGCAGTTTGTGTTACATCTGGAACCATATTCTGCTGAGACGCCTCAGGTATCTCTAAATAATTTCTAAGTGCAATTGTAAATCTATCTTTCTCATTAGACCAATTAACAACATAATCAAAAAAACCTGCTAAATAATTGAGTAGTTCCATAGTTTTCCCATCAACTCTCTCTTTTGCCCCTGGTTGATTATTAAACAAAGATTTTAAAGAATCGTGAGCATAATATCCATCTACACCACTTTCTTTTAATCTTTTCAACATGCCAGGTATAACATTATCAAACAAATCTTTTTGATAAGTATCGATTGATTGCCTATGAAGTTTACCTTGAATAGTTGGAATATTTAGATTTATCCCTAATTTCATCCTAGCCAATTCAGGACTTTTCTTTAATGGGAATACGTACACATTTTGTTTAACGTATTGATGTATTTGTTGAACGTGTATTGAATTTATTTTTTTAATTTTTATTATACCTGGCAACTCATAAGATTTGCCCACCTGAATAAAATTATAAGCTGCAAAATTATTTCTAATAGTATCCCATTTTAAACTTGCAGAGCTTTCTTTAGGAAAGATGTTAAAACTGAAAATAGAATCCTTCTCGTTAATTCTTCTTGTAAGTTGAAACCCCGCTTCTGAGCGCATACCCTTATTTAGGACTAAGTAATATCCAACTGGTATTTTAACGAGTTCTACACCCTTATATCCCGTAGGGGTCTCTATTAGGTCTTTGTTTCCAAAAATTCCCTCTTTATTATCTTTATATGTGCCAGAAACAAAGGATATTGGCAAAACCTTAGGAGCATGGTCTGCAACATTCTCTTTTCCGTACCCATTATTCTCCGCCTGATATGCTCCACCTAAAAATCTTCCACCTAAAAATCTAGATATATGTGAAATTGTATCTTGAAATTTGTTTGGTTTACAATCACCGTCTAACCAATCGCCACAGAAGACAATTTTATTTGATGCGAGTGATAGATATCTACATGAATATTTTCCATCTAATAACCACTTCCAAGGACCATTCCAATTAGGAGAATTAACAATACTTTCTATTGAAGCATGTAAAAACATATATTCAACTGGGTTTCCGTTTATTGAGAATTGATTTCCTCCACGATGTATTATGGGAGATGTATTTTGACCTTTTCCTACCACACTCTTAGCAACATTCTTAACTCCAGCTGCCGCCCTACCTACTCTACTAGCTTCATCGATTCGTTCAAACGCTTTTTTATTACCTCCTTGGATTTCTTCTAATTTTTTTATATGGTCTTTCATGGGAAAAATTTTATTATAAATAGGTAAATAAATTTTACAAGCCAGAAATTTTTGGAGTTCCTGATGGTCTATAACCGCTGCCTGATTTACCCTTAGCTGCCGCCGAATTCTCAGCAGCGCTTTGTTTATCAACCTCTTTTTTTATTCTCCGAATATGCCACTTCCTAACAAACACTGGCATATTTACAGAATCTTGATATGTGATACCTTTTCCATAATAAGTAATTAGAAAACATTCTTCCATGATATTTTCCTTGTAACTTTCTGGCAAAGATATAAAATTATACCCCAAAGAAATTTTATGTTTTGACTCCTCAGAGCAATATGGACAAATAAATGTAGTCTCTTCTCTTACTCCAACCTCATTATCTTTGATGACCTCATTCAACTCATCTGCAATAGACTTTGGAAGCGAATTTACCATCTTACGAATCCTTTCCTTATCAGTATGCCCATTCATAGATTTAATTGTATTGAGCATTTTAATTGTACGTTCTTTTTTAATCTTAATCTCCTTCTGACCGTCGTTGTAGATTATATAATTTTTTTCGTCGTCATCATCTTCCTGGTCAATATAATGACCAAAAGTTATAGGTTTTAACCTAACATCAAACTTTTTTTCACCTGTATCAATAAGAACTTCAAACTCTCCATTATTATTTGGATAGCTCGCATTTTCTCTAAAATCAAGCTGAGATAAATAAAATTCATAGTCACTTTCTCTTTTGCAGAAAGGACAAACAACTGGAAGTTCTACTTTATCTCCAAAAGCTGTAGAGCGTAGAAAAATAAGAAGTGCTTGAAAATCACTGAGCAATAAATCTCGAGATTGGACATCTTCATCTATGATAAGATTATCCAAAACCATTTCAATTCCAATTCCAGATTCAACCAAAAAAATATCTGTCAGCACATGCTCTTCATGTGCCGTTAGATATTTTATTAAAATTCTTTTCTTTTTGTTTGAATAAAATTTTCCCTGGGAAGGTAAATTTATAACACTAAACTGCCTAGTTAAGTCAAACTTTTTTTTCTTTGGCAATTTCTCAGCATTTTTTGCTACATCATAAACACCTTCTAAAATTTCGTCTTTGCTCTTGTCAAGTAAATCCTCTACGATTTTTTTATATTCTTCGTTATCAGGCATTAACTATTAAATATCAGCATTCGGATAAAATAATCTGTAATTTAAAGGAACATCATCTTCGTAAGTGTAGCCACAATTCTTGCAACAGAAATTATAACTAAAGTCTACTCCAGGAGCAATTTCTCTAACATATTTTCTAAAATGAACAGAGTCTAACATCGGCATTACAGAAACAAGTCTAGATATATAAGTTTTATCCTTGTTGCCTTCAACCTCCATTATCTGCATTTTATACCTATCGGTAACAGATGTGGAAATTTTATAGCTACTACCTTTTCTTCTTACTCCACCTTTAGTAGATTTAGACAATTTGTTCTCATCAGAACCACGTAAGAATCTAAATTTAATATTCTTCTTGATTGTTGGGAGAAAAAATTCATACCAGCCATTTGAATCTGGCTCATGCTCTAATTTTTTAAGGGAAAGTTTTGATAGGTCGATGTCTGGTTCATAATCTTCTTTACAAGAAGGACACCCTATAGGACCTGGATTATATTCATCTCCAAGACCTGTTCTTCTAAGGTGAATAAGAACAGCATTTCTGTCACCAATTAACATATCATCTGCCTTTAAAGTTTTATCAATAATTGATACTTGCAATAAAGCATCTAGAACTTTACCGCTTTTTAACAATTCTGGAGAAAATAAAACATCATCTTCCTCAGCAGTTAAATATTTTATCTCTACGGTTTTTTGCCCATTATTAAAAACTCCCAACGACGGTAATTCAATATTATCCGTTGGTGTTAGGAACTCTTCATCTAAAAATTCATTTGGAACTTGTTGTTTTTTAGGCTCTTGCTTTCCAATCCTAATTTTGTTTTCTTCGTTTTTACTATTATCTTCCATGATTCACTAAAATTTTTTGTTCTGTAATTTTAAATATAGACAAAAAAAAAAGTAAAGTCAATGAAAAAAAAATTAAACTGGAACAGAGGGTGCTTCTGGCGGCTCAACTGCTGTACTTTCAGCTGCATCTTGAGTTTGTTGCATCTCACTATTTGCTTGTTGTAGCTGTTGTATAAACTCTTTGGATTGGTCTAAGCTCTTAGAAAATTTATCAAATTTTCTTTCAGAATTTTCCCAGGCTGATTGGTCAGCTCTTTTTATAGCAATATTTTTTGCGTTGACATCTTTAAAATCATTTCCCGCTACCCTTTGAGAAGATGCGGTTCTCAACTCTGCCTTAGCTTTGTCAGCCATAGATTTCAAATATTCTTTTTGGTCTTTTTCGTAATCATCGAAAAATTCTATATTATCTCCAAGTTCCCCCTCAATATCATCCTCAAATATTCTGCCAATATGCTCCTGGACTACTTTTCTAATTAAATCTTCTTGTTTCATCTACAAAGTCTTTTAAAGCGTTCTTTTACTTGTTCATAATTATTTTTCAAATCATTTTCCCAAACCCTCTCCAATTGATATCCTAGACCTCTTGCTAACATATCTTTATATTTATCATTCTTTATATTTCTTTTCTGCATCTTATTCATTTCCTCAAACAGTTCGGGGTTGCCGTGGAAATAATCTCCATCAACTTCAATGATTATATTGTAATCTGGCAAAAAGAAATCATAAATCTTAAGTCGAATTATCTTTTGTGATTCACATGTTATATTTAATTCTTCCATAAGTTTGACAAACTCGGCCTCAGGCCATGTCATTTTTTTTGACATCCTGCTCGCTTGTCTTTTGACATACTTCTTTTTCTCGAGTAGCGTTCTGGGTCTTTTTATCCTTTTTTTTGCCATTTTCTATAAATAATGTAAAAAAAGGCAAGTTTCTCAAAAAAGATTATTATTTATATTTGAAATGGTTTTTATAAAAATTTCTTAGTTATGGATGGATTAAATGAATTAGGTCAAACTTTTGGTATATGGGGAACCATAGCTCTTTTTATCATCTATGTAACTCAACAAATCATAAGAGATTTAATTAAAGCAAAAAAAGGTAAACGAGAGAGAGAAAGTCTCGAAGAATTTAAACAATATATATATAGACACCTTGATGAAATTTCACGAGTAAACTCTGAAACATTAAAATATTTAAAATTTTCCACACTTAAATATACTGACAACGTGAGTGAATCACAAGCAAGAGTTGTGGCTAATTACGCGTTTAATATGGCTCAGGCTGATATTATCAACTATCTTACAAAAATAAGTGATGAAAATCACATAGCAGGAAATGAGCGAGAAATATCTGCAAAAATAAGAGCTTTTATATCTAATAGGTTTAGTAAAGATGCTTTGGCGCTCAAAGAATTTAAATTCAACGGAAAAGAAATGTCAGAGTCTCTCCATGAAGAGTGGAAAGATTATACAATTGAGCAAGCTCTCGACATTACTCTAAAAGAAAAAGGTCATAATGTATTAGTTAGTACTATGACAAACGCTTTTGATGGTTTTAAAATGGAATATTTAGGACTTCTGTTTTAGGTTTTTTTTCCGCATTCATAAAAAATTTATACCAATAATCCACATCTTTATTACCCCTAGCTATCTTATCAGCTAATCTGGTAAAAGGGTTTCCTCGATGAACACGTTTAATATCACAAGTTATCCTAGATTGCATTGCAATTAGTTCTTTCCAAAGGTCTTGATTTAAAACTTCTGTACCTAAATGTGTTTTCCAACCATTTGACGCCCATTTCCCTACCCAGTCTTCATTTACACCATTGGCAACATATGAGCTATCTGTACAAATAATACAATTTGCTCCAACTGGATAATGATTCAAGATATATTTCATAGCTTTAATAATAGCCATCATTTCCATTCTATTATTAGTAGTATCTTCCTCAGAATCGTAATCATGAGCAATTTTTTCTTCATTCTCGATAACTACAAAAGCCCAACCACCATTTGCATCTCTTGATTTGCTTCCGTTATGCTTACAATGCCCATCAGTATAAATTTGAATTTCTTTTTCCATGTCTTGACTTTTAATAGGGACGATTTCTAACTCCACAATACTCCGTTGCCTTAATTCGCTTTACTCTCATTGTGAATCTCCAAAGACGTCCCAAGTCTACAGTATCCACATATTCAACGCCACGCCAATGACACAACGCATATGTTTTAATTCTTTCTTTCACCTGTTCTAATGTTGGCATCTCCACTCCCATATAATTTTCAAGGGTCTTCTTGGTAATTCCATTAGGTATATTTACCCACGGTTTTGGAAATGTCATAAACATATAACCATCCAACATTAATAAAAATACATCTGGAAGCATTTTTAATGGAAAACCATAGGGGTCGATATCAATAACATCATAAACTCGTTTCTCTGCAATTAACCTGTGAAAATGACTATAACTATCGCCAGTCTTCAAATTATCCTTATCATAAACCTCTAATGCGCCCTTATTCCTTTTTATTCGCTTTTTATCTATTTGGCCTATGAAAGTTTCACCATCTCCAATATAATCTTGATATATTTTTGTTAGATTTCCACCCCCCGCAAAAAGCTCTAATATTTTCAAATCAGATTTTCCCTCAAGAAATTCTTGAACTTGTCTTATTTTTTCATCTGGATGGTGAACCTCAGGACTATTTTCACGTTGTTTTTTTCTAACAACATCATGTCTAATCGCCCTGTATGTTTTATCTTTTTCACACATGACTTTATTTTTTAGGTATTAAATATTCTAATACAATATCCCAATTCGGAAATTGAGGTGTTCCAAACTTAATGTGTTCCCAGGTCGGCTTATTTCTTCCTGGCTGGTCAAAATCATCTATAAGATAATCTCCGACAACTTTAGTCTTATCGGTACTCATAATTAAATTATCACACTCTTTAAAACCCAAATGTTCTTCAACCCAAATTCTTTTTTCTGTATATGACATAGGATTCCATACAGATGGTTTTGTTAAAATGTCCACATGGAAATGTTCTTTCAACTTCCAATAAGCCTTTATAGCTCCAGGCACAGATTCCAATCTCTCAAAAAACTTATGTTGACATTGTGGATAGATAATTCCTGGTTCTTTTTTCAAATGCCTCTCGTAAGACTTTGTAAAATCACATAAAACATTATCCATATCAATTAATACGGTTTCCTTTTTTTTCTTAAAGCTTATACGCCTTTTAATCGGACTAATCATTCCCATTATTTTATCCTCCCGAATTGTGCCTTTCTGGCAAAGTTAACAAACCCTTTTTGGTTTTTCATAAACTGAGATACATATATGCCGCCCCTTTCAAGTTTAGATTCTATCTTGTTGCAGAATGGTGAAAATGCTCTCATAGTTCTATGGGATATTCCATCCCCCATTTTTATTTCAATATATTTTTTACCCTTCTGTGTTAATTTCTCAAAAAAAGAATCAACAACAAAAAAGTAATAACCATCTTCATCAAAGTTCATTATACTTTCAATTTCTCTCCCTGCTCTCTCTTGAATCTGGTCTTTAATTTTAACCATTTCCTTGATTTTAACAAGGTCAAAATTGCAAACATCTACAAACTCTGCTCTCTTTTCCCCCTCGGTAGTTGCAGCAAACTTAACACTGCTAATCAAAGCTGCGCTTAACTCTGGAGAGTTCATATCAAATATTGCCAATTGTCCAGCGCCACCTTTTTTCTTTTTTTTACGCCTCTCCCATAAAGACATCATATGCTCTCTAGAATTAGACCAATCATCAAAAACACCCGCCTTAAGACAAGCCTTAAATGCGGTCTTATTGAATTTTGAAAATGGTAGGTCAAAAAATTGAGCTATTGTAGTACTTTCAAAATCAACCTGTGTAGCTTTTAAAATCGTTATAAGCTCTTCATATGCGATGTTTCCAAGTCCATTAATTCCCGAAAATCCCATAGATATTTCGTGTTCACCTGTCATCGTCCATTTGAGACCTGATTTTCTAGATGGAGGTTTAATTGTAATGTTTTTTGACATTGCCGCCGCTATAGCTGAGGCTAACCATCTTTTTTCCTCGTCTTTCTTACTGTTAGACTTAGGATGATTCAAAAGTGCCGTATAAAATTCTGTAGGATAATAATGCTTTAAAAACAATGTTTGTGCGCCAATATATGAATAACTTACACAGTGAGATTTATTAAATGAATATCCCAAGTATTTTATCATCCAATTTTTTATCTTATCCAACGCCTCTACTGAAAGTCCACGCTCTTTAGCACCACTCAAGAACTGATTCCAATATTTTAAGAAAAACTGGAACTTATCTCCCCTTCTCTCCTCATCGGACAATTCCCCCTTATTTTCCTTATCAATCAACTTACTAGCCTTATCCATTGCTCGCCTAAGCATATCTCCATCTCCAAGAGACATCCCTCCAATCTGACTCGCAATAAACATAACCTGTTCCTGGAAAATCATTACACCTTTAGTAGATTCAAGAATAGGTCTTAAGCTCTCGTCTATATATTTAATATCGTTTTTAGCAAATTTATTTTCTATATATTCTTCGTGCGCCCTAATTCCCATAGGACCTGGTCTATACAAAGCATTTGCAGCCACCATCTCTTCAAAATTCTGCACCTGCATACCTTTAATTAACGCGTTCATACCACCAGACTCAAACTGAAATATACCCTTATTAAGCCCTAATCGAAGCTCTCGATATAAATTTTCATCATTAAGGTCAATGTAATAAACTTTATCTCTCACATCAACATTTTTGGTTTCTTTTATAAGGTCAATAGCTTCTTCTACAACATTTAATGTATCAAGTTTTAATCTGTCTAATTTTAATATTCCAAGCTCAGACAAATCTTTCCCAGACTTATCAGCCTCTTGAAATGCTGTAACAATATTCTTATTGGAAGCTATTATATTTACAGGAACATGTTCCCACGACAAACTAGGTGTCACAACAATACCCGCTGCGTGTTGACCAATACCTCTAATTTGCCCCTGCAGTTTCAGGGCTTGCTCAATTATCTTACTATTGCCTGTGTCTACAATCCACCCTTTAACTCTGGCGCTACAATCCTTTTCTTTTGGATGATTTTCTATCCACCATTTTAAACCATAATCAACCTTATTAAAATCTGGCATTTCCTGAGTAACAGCATGTATATCTGAATCAAAACTTGTGTCCTGTCCAAACGCTCTAGTTACATCCTTTATACAATTTTTTTCATTAAATGTGCTAAATGTTGAAACTGACAAAACTCTTTCTTTGCCATATTTCTTTTGTAAAAACTCATTAGTTATATGGTCTGTATTCGACATGAAATCGATATCAATATCTGGGGGAGAATTTCTAGTAGGATTCAAAAACCTTTCAAAATATAATCCAAATCTAATAGGGTCAATCTTTGTAATATCAAGACACCATGACAACAACGAGCCAGCCGCGGAGTTATGAACACCAATTCCCTCTATGTTGTAAGAATGAGTTTCTTCAACAGTAAGGTCATGAACTTTTCCTTTATATTTTTTTATCCTCTTATTTTTTAATCGTGTCATTATCTAACTCTTTATGTTTCTCTCTAGCTTTTCTATACCAATGATTACCAATATCTTTAAATTCAACAAGTCTATATCTCATGTTATTCATCTGACACCACAATTTAGCTGCCTTATTTTTTTTACTAATATTTTCTCTATTAGCCCATGGACCATACCCTTTAACCTCAATCAAGTATTTTTCATTCAAAATAAAATCAGGATAATAATGAGAAAATTTTTCTTTATAATTTATATAACTTATATATATATTAGCTCTATGTATACCATCAAGACCCTCTCTCAACTCCATAAGCATTAACCACGCAAGTTCATACCCACTATCATAATAAATATTTTTATAAATCCCCTTGAGGCCGCCATTTTTAGAATTTTGAATTACTCTTTTTGCATATTCTGGGTCATCCCATTTTTTCTTGGCAATCTCTTTCATTTTTCTTCTATAATCTGCATTTTGCCAATTCTTTTTTCCAGCTTCACTATGTTTTTTTCTTACCTCGGGATTCTCAAACCTTTTTAGTTGACTCTCTTTATTTTTTTTCTTAACCTCTGGCCTATTTTGAGCAATAAATTGGGCTTTACTATTTCTTTTTTTACATTCATCAGTATTGCGAACTAACTTATTAATACAAGTAGAGCATATTGGCTCATTAGGAAAAAATTCTCTATTAATCACCTTTGCTAATCTGGCATCAGATTCTTTTCCACATTCTTGACACTCAAATATCACTCTGATTTTAGAGTTTTTAAACACTTCTAATTTCCAGTTACCCAAAGAATAAAAATCACCAAATCTAATCTTTTTTTCTTTTATTTTAACTCCAAAACTTAACAATACATTTGCTGCATTACCACTTTTAAATGGTATTTTATTATTCATCAATTCTCGTTTAAATGTTTCATACGAGTAATTAAATTTTTCTCTAAACATATGAACCTCTTCCCAGTTTAAAAAACCTTTATTTAATATTGCTGTACTCAATTCTTGTAATTGTTTTTTTGTTAACTTTTTCATAGCTATCTTATTTTATATAAATAGCTGCAAATTTTATAAAATAGACCCGCAAGAGGTTTTATTTTCCGTATTCATAATTTATATTTTAGTTATGTCAACTATTTCATCATCATACGTCAAATCCTTTGCTTGTATCCACCCACGATTCTCCGTCAAAATTTCATGGTCAAAAGTACACTCGATAATTCTCCCGTCATCAAATTCGAGTTCAAGAATATCCTCCTCAATATCATACTCCAAAACATCTATAACTTTTCTTGCATCTCCAAAAGCATCTATAACTATATCACACACTTCAATTGTATCTATGGGGGCGTACATCCCATCAATCATTTTAACTCTACTTCCTGGAACAAAACAACCTCTAGCAGGACCTATTTCATATCCCTTACTTCGATAATCACGAATTATTTCCCAATTCACCAAGAAATAATCTAACATGCCCTTGTCGTCAATTACGTCAATTTCATACTGCAATCTCCTTGCGTATTCCATTTCTTTTTCCTTGTCAAGCTCAACAACTTTCGTTTCTTTATATTTTTTAAACTTTTGTTTTAATTTCCCAAAAGCAAGTTTTGTCATAATATCCCTAACGTTATCTGTCTTAAAATAGTCCAAAACGTCTTTAGGGGGTTCAAATTTAGGATATTTGTCTACCCCTGTTTCCATTTCAAAATTACACTTGTTTGCAACCCATAAACTATTATCCATACAACTGTCAATAAACTCAGCGGGATAATTATATCCAAACCTTGTATTAAACATGTGTAAATCTTTACTGCTTTGATAATATAAATGTCTAGCATCTAGTTTGAACGAATTTGATAAATCTTTTTTCTGATTTACTGCAATCAGAGTATCTTGAAGTGCTACATCTTCTGGGTAAGCGTAATGTACATCAGTTCCAATAACAATAGGAACGCCGTGTTTATTAGCCATTTCGATTAAAAATGCATTAAAGTAATATTGGTCTTTAAGTTCATTTAAATGAATTTCAGCTGCAAAATTTTCTCCAAAAGCGTCTCGCAGTCGCACAAAATATTTTTCAGCTTCTTGTGGGCTCTTTTGAAAAAACAACTTAGCAACCATATTGCCTATACAAGCAGTGGTTCCAAATAATCCCTCGCTCTTATCAACAATCCAATCAGTTCTCATTCTACCTCTTCTGTAGAAACCCTCGGTAAAAGAACGATATACAAGTTGATTCGCGTTTACAAATCCTGTCTTATTCATAATAAGAAGAATCTGATGAGCATTACCGCCTTCATATTTTTTCTCTTCCATCTCACCCATATTATCATTCACATAGGCTTCGATTCCAAGAATAGGTTTAATACCACCTCTTTTTAATTTTTTTTGAAACTCGAAAAGACCTGAAAGTGTACCGTGGTCAGTTATGGCCATAGCGGGGTGATTATATTCTTTAGCTAATTTAACATAGTTATCTATGCTCCCACAACCATCTAATATAGAGTGAAATGTATGCAGGTGCAAGTGAGCAAGTGGTCTATATGAATTATCATCGTTAGAATAAGATTTAATGCTAGTATCCACATCAACTGTTCTGGATTCTGTTTTTTTCTCATTTAACGATTTTTCCTGCTCAGTACGTAAATCTAAATTTTCAATGTTTAATTTATCACCCATGCCAATTTATAAATTTAGACAAATATACGAAATAAAATTGTAAAAACTAAACAGAATGTTGATTAACTATAATCGCTAGAAAAATCTTGTCTTTGATAATTGATTTTTTGTCGTAATTTTTTTATGGTAACACTAGCACTTAAAAATAGGTTTCTGGCTTTTACGGACGGCACTGTTCTTTTTCTTACAGATTTGGCTCCCAGAAATTCAATAAGATTCGCTTCGATATCCTCAAAATAACTATCAAGAGACTCAAGACTTTCTTTTATCCCATGATAATCATTTTTCTTCCAAATGTCAAACTCTTTTTTATTATTTTCCATTCTCAGCAGGGTTTGAGTCATCTCCCTCGGCAACTATATCATCTTTAGGTGTTGAAATATCCTCCCCAATGACCAAATCATCATTAGAGGTTATTTCATCTAACTTAGCAAAAATATCGGTTGTTTTAAGATTATTGGCGACATTATTTTTAATTAACGCGTTATCTTCCTCTGTAAGAATATCAGCAGGTTCTTTTACAATAGGATTAATGTCTATTGTATTTTTTCTATTTTCTAGTTTTTCATCGATAGTACGCATTAATTTTTTTGTAGTGTTTGCAAGTTTCTTATTACTCTTAGAAAGAGCGTTATCTTTTCGTTTATCCTTTAGTTTTTTAGCGTAATCATCTTCTCCTAATAATGCCTCTAATAGTTTATTAGAACGATTATCTGACGCATCCCACACTTCTTTCATAAGTTTAATCTTCTTCTTAGCATCTTCTGATAATTCAGGAGGCAGTTCTTCTTCTTCATCTCCAACTACTGGCTCTGCGCCTAATTCGGCGCCTGGCTCTGCACCTAATTCTGCACCCATTTCATCACCCATTTCAGCTCCAGGGTCGCCACCCATGCCGCCACCGCCTAATGCACTGGAACCGCCAAAGCCGCCACCGCCGCCTTCATCTGCACCTTCATCTTCGCCGCCTTGAGCAGCCATAGCCGCAGCTGCAGCCGCAGGGTCTTCATATATTGCGTCAAGTTCATCAAATAAACCGATTTTCTTATAAGTTTCGACAGCAGCGTCAATCTCAGCAAATAGTTTCTTCTCAACTTTCTTCTGCTTCAATATTAATTTAATATCAGATTTTGAAAATCCTAGGATTTGCTCCATCGCCCAAGTATAAGATGTTGGAGACGTTGCCTCTGAACTAAACATTTCTTTAAATACTTCAAGTCTTGCTTTCATTGTTTCCAATTTCAACAATTCTTGTTGGGTAGATGGATTTGTCAGTGTAAGTTTAAAGTTGTCCATATCATCTGTAAATCCTAAGAAATACAGGTGAACATTAGCAATTCTCCTAAGTTCTAATAAAATTGCCTCTTGAATTGACACGATTGTTCTTGCAAAACGAATATCTGCTTGTGATAACATACTTCCACCAGCCATTGATTCTGTATAATTCAAATAAGTTTTTGGAACCTGTAATGCTGCAAATAATTTATTCTGCAAATATTCTATATCTTGAATCTCTCCCAGGTTTGTTGCTCCTGGTAAAGTTTCTATTCTTGAATGTTTATCTCCTCTAATTGGTACCCAATAATCCTCCGTCACATTGGCTGGGTCATATTTCATAGTTGTGTTACCAGCAGGATTTCTCATATCAACCATCGGTTGTTTCCTAATTTGATTCTGCATCTTCTGCATGTAACCTTTAACGTCCTGGTCAGGAAGATTTCCAACTTCAACAAAGAAAATTCGTCTTTCTGGGGCTCTTACAATACGATATACCAACATTGCATCCTCAGCCAACTGCAGCTGTTTCCAAAGTTTTCTGGAAGAGTCAAGTATACTTCTACCGTAAGGTAATTTTCTAGAGTCTTCAAGTAGTCTGAAATGTGCTACCTGCCATTCTTCAAAATAATCTCCAGTTGTTTCCCATCTAAATCTTACACTGTCAAGTCTACCATCATAACCCTCTTCTCTGTGAATTTCTTCCATTGGAAGAGTAAGAAAATCATATATACCTAACTCTTTATCAATGTTTAAAAGTACAAAATAATCGCCGTACTTCAATAAGTCTCTAATCCACAATCTAAGATTAAATTCAACGTTAAGAACGTTTCTAAATAAATCATCTAAAACTTCTTTTACTCTTTGATTTTCTGAGTATATTCCCAATATATCGCCAGACTCACCTCTTGTAAGACATTCGTCTCTCATGATATTAAGTGCAGCTGCAATTTCTGGAGTTCCATCCATTGCTCTAAAATCTTGATAAGCGGAAATTCTATCTGTATCAAAGTATACTGTTCTAGTATATAAATCATGAGAAATCTTATGAACCTGCCAATCTAAAAACCCCTGTTGCTTATCTTCTACGCTTCCACCCTTAGATTGTGGCGGCATAGTTTGATAAGGGGACGAGTTTTGATTCTCGTTATCATCAAACTTTTTTCGACGACTACCACTAACAGCATCCAGAACTCCCTGGAATATACTACCATTATCTTTTTGTTTCTTCTGTACTTTATCAGCCATTATTGTATTTTTATTAAATATAGTAATTTTAGAAAAATTATCAAGCGTTTATCAATCTTCCTTTACATTTTATTCTATCACATTGACAACCTAAACATGGGTCTTCGCCTTTATTTACTAACCCCATAACGGTTTCACCACCCAATAAACATGTTTTAGGAACATATCCTTGTCTTTTTGCGAGTGTTAAAAGTTCATCACGAGGACTCGCCTCAGGGTCATCAAAATAATGAGTTTTAACTGGGTTTATCGGAGTAAGTAACCAACTTACATCATTCCCCTCCTCGTCCAAAATTTCTCCCTCTTCTTCAATATAATTTCCGAAATACAAGCCGCCTCCGTCTGCAACCTGATTATTTTCTACTTTCTCATTGGCAGTATATGATTTACCTTCCATATCGCCAGAGCTATAAGAAATAGCATCAAGCATGCTTCTATACATCTCCTGAGTTTGAGTAGCATTCTGAAAGTCTGTATCTCTAATATACAGAGCTATTCCAAGTGCTATTACAAGGTCATCATTATAACCATTTTCAGCCTCAGATTTATCCCCTTTTTGAATGAAACTTCTGAGTTCGGATAAAACTCTTTGTGAATATATCTTAAGTTCACCCTCTCTCATATATACACGAAGCGTGTTAACTAAAAGAGGTTTCGTTTTCTTAGTTGTCTGGAATCCTGGAATTGTCTCATCAGTATTAACTTTATAATCCTCAGTTCTTACGTGTAACTCCTTAATCGTTTTACAGAAATGCATTCTCTCATAACCCATTTTTCTATTAAGGTCAAGAGTAGTTGCTAAGCCAAAACTATTCGCCTCTATTGCAAGATATGCATAATTAAAATCTTTACCGACAGCGTAAATCACCTCTGCAAATAAATCGGGAGAAATTTTATCTCTATACTCTGCAACAACTTCCAGTGTATCTATATCAACAACATGTAATGTAGAGTAGTCAGTCCCATCACTTCTCGCGACATCACCACCAATAACATATCTGTGCCCAGTCTGAGGGGGTTTAAACACATGAAAAGATGTTTCATATGTCACAAACCTATTACCAACTGGTTGTCTATAATCATAGTATCTTTTCTCCGATACGATTTTCTTATATTCATCAGTAAGAAGCCTTTTTTCATACTTAGAAATAAGGTCAGTCTCAATTGCCAATCTCTTTGAACCTTCAAAAGAAAGGTCAAGTTCCTGAGCAATTAAAACAGGGTCATAATTCAATCTTTTACATTCTTTTTCATACCATGGGCTCCAAAAAACAGATTCACCGTTCATATCTCTTCGTTTCTCTAAACCTATGGCAGAATTTGGATTTTGTGTCCAATGAACAGTTGTTGGGACAAAATCATTTCTCTTATCCTCAGCATCAATCCAAGCTTTATGATATAAACCTCCCGTTCCATTTGGAGTTGACAACCATATACACTTACCCTGTGTAGCTGAAAGTGCCATACCAGCACCCATCCAAATCTTTGTGATATGCTCAATAAAAGCAGCTTCATCAAGCACTAATAATGTAAGTGATTCTCCACGACCAGCATTTTCACTACTTGCTCTAGCTTTAGCCCAAGAATCATTATATAATTCAATTTTTTTCTGATTGTTTGTTCTGGTTGGGTCATCTGCAGTTCCACCATCTGGTAACATCCACGACGGAGCTCTAATTACAAATTGCTTAATGATTCCCAGGAACCTCTCAGCTCCATCACCATCATTCGCAATAATTAAAATCTTTTGGTCAGTTCTAAATATCAACCTCCATGCACAATATCCAGCCGAAATAACTGAAAGTCCTGTTTGTCTCGACTTAAGAACAATATTATTCTGAAATTCGTGAAATTTTTCTATACACTCCTCCTGATATTTAAAACATGTCATCCGTTCAACTCTCTGCTTTCTAGCGTCGAACACATACCCATAATTATTTAAAAAATAAAGAGGGTCCGAAGCACATTTAATATATTCCTTTTCCTTATCTGAAAAACCCATAACTAAGTTTCAATATATATTCATAGTTAATTCTAATATAATCAGAACTATATACTACATTTATATTATTATTTTATAAATAGTCTACTTTTTCTTAATAGTGATTTTAGTGGATTTGTCATCTAATTTGCCATAATCATAACCCTCTTTCCACCATTTTAACATTTGCTCTTTATCAAATACAAGAGAATTATGAGTCAAAACATAAGGGGTATAACGAATTCTAACTTTAACATCTTTATTATTAGCACGTAGCATGGCTATTGTAACATCATTTAACGACACTTGAGTTTCTTGAATTGTTGTTGTTCTGAGTAATGCGTCAAACCAACCGTTTGGTTGCCATCCATCATATTCAATTTTTTCTGGCCTAAATACAATAACATCTATTTCATCTGCACCCTCATCGATTGCTTTTTGAATTGGTATATGCTGAGTTACACCACCATCAAGTAATAAATAATCTCCTACTTCAACATAATCAAATGCAACTGGAACGCTTGCCGACGCTAATGTAAATTTGCAATATGTTTCATAATCAACATTAAGATTACACACATATTTTGCAGATTGAGAATAATAATCTGTCGCACACGGATAAAGAGGTCTTTTCATATTAATAAGCATGTTGTACTCCTTTTCGGTAAACATCCTCTGAATTTGCTTATATAAGCCATTAGCCTCCCCAAGGGAATTCTTTTTTCTAACAGTTCTCCATATTGCATTAAGCCAATTAATCTTCCCTTTTTTTGTAAAGGGATTTACAGAAAAAATATTTTTATTGCTAACTGATGTATACGCGCTCTTCAATTTTTCCATTTCTTGCAACGCGGTCAATGTAATAAGCAAAGAACCCGTGCTGGTTCCGAAATACATATCCCAATCATAATCTTTCTCTTCGATTAAACACTGTAATAGTCCGCCTCCCCAAGCACCTTTAGCTCCGCCACCACTAATAACAAGAGCTCTTTTAATTTCTTTTTTTTCCATTCTTTTATTGTTAAATATTTATTGTTTTTATATTATTCATAAGTTACTGTAACATTTGCTCCATTCGTTGTTTCAATATATAACCCATTATTAAATGATAAATCAAATACCAATGTACCAGTAGCCAAATCAACATCAGCTATTAACGTACCAGTATCATCTATACCATCATATATTGCAGCGTTACCACTACTGTCTTGAATTATTAATGAATGAATTGTTCCAGAACTATATTTACATACTTCTGCTTGATTACCTTCAAAGTATTTCCAAGTTGGATTTGTTTTTAATTCACCTATTCTAAATAATGATTTAGCAAATATAATAATACCATTATTCGCTGTTGAACCTTGATTTATAACCTCTGTTCTTAAAGGTAATGTTAATGTTTCTACAAAACTATCATCTACTAATGGTATTTTATGTAATAATGTATCACCTACATAATAATCTACTGATTGAATACCATATTCTATTTTTAAACCAAAAGCATTAGTTCCAACCGTTTCACTTAAATCAACCGTTGAACCAAAATCACCATTAAAACTTCCTGAACTTACAACCGTATCTACGCCACCTTTTCTTGAGCCTATTCCCAATGTTTCACCACTTAACTGTAAATAAAATCCATTATCATCATTATAAGCGCCTGTTCTTCTGGTGCAACCAGATGTTGGTAATGTTGTCAATCTTAATGCACCTCTATATAAGTTGGCTGAACCAGTTACAAATCTTGCTTTTCTAACACTATTTAGTGTTGCCGTTCCACCTGAGGCAATTGATGATGATAATTGAGCATCACCATCAAACGAAACAGTACCACCATTTGTTCCACCAGTAAGCCAGAAATTAGTATCATAATATGTATTGAATGAAGTACCAACCATCCTATAAACAGGGGTTGTGAGTAATTCACTTTGTCTACTAATCCTAACGTGTCTATCATTCTGGTCAGATATATGACACTCGCTTTTCAGCCTACCATCATCACTTAATGAACGAGGTAATGGTTCTGCGATAGGACACAAAGCCGTTTGTGCTCTAAAATATGTTGTGCCTGTAAAACCTACATTAGTTACAAGAACTCTCATATAACTATTAATGGCTTGAGTAGTCCAACCATCACCACCTTTGGATGATATATAATCATATTCATCTGTTAAATCCCAATTTGTACCATCGGGGGATTGTTCTACACATACCGTCATATTTTGGTCTGTTTTCAAACTAAATTGTAATCCTACAACACCTAATGTTGATGTAGATGTACCACTCCAAGTTTCACCAAATAATATATTGTCTGTTGAACTATTATTATCATCCGCTTTTACATCTTGTATTATACTCTTAAAATAACTCATTTTTTTATCTTTTATTTTTTTAAAATTTTATTATTCAAATCTTGAACTTCTGTATTATAGTGTGTTAATGCAACATTACCAGTTAAATCAACCGTAGCATAATCTTTTAATGGTGCGTGTAAGAATAAATCTGTACTTTCTGTATCTCTATAAACCTTAAAATCTCGTTGATAGCCAGCCCAAAAACCATTACCAACAGCAATTCTTATAGACTGTGATGTTGTTGCATATGGTACGAAAGTACAAGCAACCCAACCACTATCATAATGTAATGTGTTTGTTTCTAAATTAGTTTGTATATAGCGTAACTGTGTTCCATTGCCTTTTAATGTTAATCTATATTTTGTACCAATTACTAATGCTACACCATAAAGCTTTCTTGCATATGCGCTACTATTACCATTACTCCAATAAACCACTGCATTGGAACCAGAAGTATAACCAAACATAAAGCCTCTTGCTGCAGGACCACCACCTGTATATATGGCTATTGTAGCATTATCATATTCACCTCTTATAATATCTAAATCCATACTGAATGTTCCAGCGTTCATCCAACCAAGTGTTGATGTATCACCACCGACTATCTGTGCGGTTTCGCCATTAAAGTACATCCAATCATCATTTGATTTAAGAACTTTATTATTTCTATCTACTATTGATACATCAGTTACGGTTCCCGTTAATCCACCAACTAAATCATAAGATATATTATTTTCATCTTGTAAAGGCATATGTAAAAATGGTTCTGTGCCTTCTTGGTCTTTCCATATTTTAAAGTTTTTTAGTAACACATTTGCTTTATATGTTGAAAGTGAAAACGTAAGGGGATACGATGTAGTCGGGTTAGATATGTAAGTACAAAAGACACCGCTTCTAGCAACAACAATATTACCGTTGCTGTCTAACGAAGTTGTGTACAACTTAGTCCCGTCACCCTCTATAATAATATGATATATTTCACCAATAGTTGTTGCTGGACAAATAGCGATAGCACACCCATATGATGTACCACTACCATTACACCAATATATCCTATAATCACTACCACTACAATAAATCATAAAGCCTCTTGTTGCGTTATTAATGGCAGTCGCAATTGGTCTATCACCAACACTTGGCACACTTTTAGCTATGATATCAAATTCCATTCTAAAAACACCATCATTCATCCAACCTAATGTTGAAGTACTACCATTGCGTATGAGAGATGATGTACCATTAAAATGCGCCCAATTATCGTTTTGTTTTAATACTCTTCCCATTATTGTATTATATAATTATTTTCATATCTTTTAAGGTGCATACTTTCCCATTGACCTAATAACTGTGATGTTTCACCCATAATTGTTGATGTTGTTGGAATGATTGTAACAGTTCCAGTATTTATATTTGTTATATGTATTTCATCAAATACCATAGTACTGGCTTCTCCTAATACATAAGACACACCTCCAGTTGAATTAATCACAACATTTTTATGATATGTCGAGCCAGTAGTATCTTCTGTTATCGTAAATGTTGGATAATCGGCAAACTCATATCTCTTAAACTCTGAATTATCAAATTCGTATTTGTAATAATCACCAACATAATATTGTCCATCAATTGCATTTATAATTGTTCCTTCATATGTTCCACCTGTCCAATTTTGTGGTGTTTGTAATGCCACTATTAAAGAGCTATCAACTATAATTATTGTATCTATTTCAAGATAATTCTGTAATTCTGATGTTCCAGATGTTGTAATTATTCGCTCTGTTGATGCTGATAAACTAGTTATACCAACATTACCATCTACATCTAATTTATAATAAGGGTATGTAGTTCCAATACCCACATTACCAGCATCTTCTATGTTCATTAAAACTTTATTACCAGCATAATTATAAAATGCGTGAGCACCTACAGCACCAACTCTTGGTGGTCTGTATAAGAAACCCCAATTAACATTTGTAAAGCCAAGAGAACCAGCCTCATATGTTGCTGATATTGTTGGCATTATGGTTATACCACCATCAATAGTTAATTTATTTGTTGGTGCAGTTGTTCCAATACCAACATTACCATCATATTGAATTCTCATTCTTTCATAACAAGCTACATTATCACTTGTATAAAAACCCATATAACTATTTGAGTATTGATTAAAGTCAGTAGCCAACCCAACTTTAATAGCACCACCAACATTACTATATGACGTTCCATACTTCCAAGCATTATTAGAAAATGTTAATGTGGCACCTTTATCTATTCCAGCAATAGTACTTGATGCTTCAATATCTAATATACCCTTTCTAAAAAAGCTGCCAATAGTATAATCATAACCTCTTATAATTGCAGTTCCGCCAGTTACAGGCTCACCTTCAGTTGATGTTCCATTTTTAACATCTAATAATTCTGCTGGTGTTGCTGTACCAATACCAACTTCACCGCTATCTAAAACAGTTACATATCTATTTCAATTA